AATGTCCGATTTGTCAAGATATGTCTTTTATGCCAGGATTGGGATGGTGTATACTTTAATATATATAAGAAAGAAAGATATCCTTATAGTTTTAAAAACTATCTTATATATTATATATAGTATATAGGGAAATTATTATTTTCGCAAAGAGTTCTATAGTTTATTATATTACCATTAAAACTAACATACCTATTTACATCAAAAGACGCTTTATGCACTTCTGAGTGAGAAAAATATTTATCATTAAAATATATAAGATTTTCATTATTTTCTGCTATTTTTGAAAATGTATAATTTTCTGGAAAACCAAAACCAAGTTTTGGAACATCTTCTATTTTTATATCTTTAAACTGCAAAATCAAAGAGTCTATTATTGACTTTATGATTTTACTATTTTTAATTGCTCCAAAATTTGAACTATTAATTCCTGAATGCTGGAATCCTTTTGAAGAACATACAAGTTCTTCTCCTTTATAGCCTTTGCTTATTGAGTACTCTATTGTCTCCAAGCATATAGAATCCATGTCAGCGTAGAATCCTCCGTGTGTGTATATTGCAATTGCTCTCCATATATCTGATTGATGAAGATTATCCGATGCCAGATAGTAACTATGTAAAAACTCGCTGTATTCTTTTACAGTTTTAGATCTTTCCTCAGCATCAACATATCTATGTTCCCAGCCAGGATTTAAGTTTTTCCATGTACCTATTATATTTTTTTGAAATGCTGGCAAATCGTTATATTTTTTTTCGTGAGTTTGCCAAATAATTTTTGGTATCATTATGCTACTTAGACTTAGCAATATGCTCAATTAAAATCTTGTACATTTCGTCAAGTTTCTTTTCTTGACGTTCTCTAGATCTTGCAGATTCTTCTTTTTGTTCGTTCAAACCATTTTCAAGTCTTGAAACCGCATCTCTAAGGCTGGATCCCGAATTCGGCTTAAGTTCGACTAGGTAATGCTTTACTAGCCACTTGATTGCTAGGGCAACTGATGATACAATGGTTAGGATGGCGACAATTAATGCTGCCCAATCTTGAATTGTCATAACTGAAATATTATAAGGGGTATATTTAATAAAAATGAAAACGGACATACTTGACACACTAGAGCATTCTAGAAATTTAATAATATCCCCAGATATGGACGGTTTTATGTCCGCAAAATTATTAGAGCGTTTTAACGGTTCGCAAATAGTCGGTTCGTATGATAAGAATCTTTTATGTCTCGCCGACGGGATCAATCCAGAAGATTGCTTGTTCCTGGACTGCGACATGAATAGATATAACTTTGTTTCGCTCGGAAATCACATGCGCCTACTAGAAGACAGTATGTCATATAAGTCTTTCAATCCGAATGTACACTTCGGCGTAACGACATATAGCGACAAGTTTCCTTTCGCAACCGCTTTTTTGATTTCGTTCGCAACAGAGGTTGAAACCTCCACTACAGACCTAACACGCATGGCCTTTGCTGACTCAACTCTCAAGAACATGGAGAAGTACAGCAACAACATGCGAAACTGGTCTGATAGGATGGATCATCCTGCAGTTCGGTACATAATGGACAATTCGGACATTGCAAAACAAAATGATGCACAGGCAAGGTTTGAATATGTCGATCAATCTTTTACCTCAAAACGGTATGGCAAGGAACGATATCTAGATACCCTAAATAAGGCCCTAGAAGCGCAGGGGATGAAGTTTCAGCCACTAACTAGGGGTAGCAAGTATCTCTGCGACAAAGTGGGCCTAAACACCCTTACAAGGTATAATAAGGATATAATTTCATATGCGGAAATATTCACAGGAGAATATAGTGTGACATATGATCAGGAGATAGAGTGGAGATAAAGTTTTATTGTCAGGACGCCAGAAAACCTTTTTTGGAGCCAGATAGCGTAGACTTATTTTTGACACATCCACCTTTTTTGAATAGACTGGTGGCTGAGTATGGTGGAGATTTGTCTAGTCAAATACAAAATTCTGATACCGTCGAAAATTTTGCTAAATCAATTTCTGATGTTGTCGGCAATATGGAAACTGCTTTGAGGGACAGTGGGGCGATACTTTTAATTTTACCAAACACTCGTACCTTTTTTCATATAGTTAAATTTATAATTCAAAACACAAACTTGGTGATTAATCGTGACATCATCTGGAATTTTGAACAAAGCGAATTTATAAATGAATTATCTGGAAGCGAAATAAACCATATTTTGTATATGACTAAGAACAAAGATGCTTACCACCCGATCAAAAACCTTGAAAGCCTTGTTATAGATCAAGATTGGACCACTTTTGATAATTTTGACTCTTTGCCCGAAAAAATGATAGAAGAACTTATCTTGGTATTTTCCAAAGAGGGCGATGTCGTTGCAGACCCTATGGGAGGAACTGGCACTGTGGCTGCCGTATCTTTAAAAAATAATAGGAAGGCAATATATAACGATGTTTCGCCCTTACAGGTTGATTTGGCAAAAAAGAGACTTTATGATACAATTGGATATAAAGAAATACTAGACTAGAAAGGTATGCTAATGACAAAAGATGAAGCAGTAGCGCTAATGCTAGAGAGCATTAATGCAGATAATCGTGAGATGGGTAAGCAGGCTGGAATTAATGAGTCAGATTTAGAGACACAGATTTCTCAGAGTCAGCCAAGCCTATCTTTTATGATGTCAAACATCTATGACAAGTTGAAGGCGAGTGGTGTAATTGCCTAAGTATTATTACAAGCCAGTTCTTAGTGTTATTGAAGAAATGTATCTAAAGAATGCTGGAACAGACTTCAAACCATCTATCAATATCGAAGAAAGTGTTCGCATTGTAGTTGAAGCAGACTCTCAAGAGGCTGCAGACAGTTCAAGAATTGGCTACATAGATATTCGTATGTGGGAACTAGATAAGGTTGAAGACTAAGATCCTGTACGTATAAAGTGCGCTATATCGTGTGATGCGCCATGATACATACCGTGGAATTTTTGCTCAACTTGGTTTGCTATAACAGATCTTAGTTTTTGTTCAATCTGAAATAATAAAATGGCCTGTGCCTGCTCTGTAGTTAATTGCTGCTCATCCATTTTTGCAACTACAATTCTGACAGCAGGTTTCTGAAAATATTTTTGCAGCCAAGTTTGGATGCTCTGGTCTCCCTAAATCTTCCCAAAACTTTTCTCTGCCCATAGCGTCTGTTTCTGGAATTGGTTTTGACTCTAGTGATAAGTTGTCATCCCATGCATTTTCTAAATTTTCTAAAAAACCCATCATCTTGATTCCTCTCTATAGTATCTTTCATATAGTTTGTCTATTTTTGATTGTATGCTATCCAATTCATTTTTATAATTAGATAGAAACATCTGCTTTACGTCCTCATGTTCTTTTGCCAAAGGACGAGGAAAGTTGCTTAGATATGTATTTTTTGATTCATAATGTTTATCGCAAACATCTAATATTTCTTCTGCAGTAAGTTTTTGCTTAATCGAATATTGGGGATATTTTTTTACTATTGTCTCAACTACCCTTAGTGGGTTTTTTGTAAATTCATGAAATGGTGCAATGAACAATTCTTCGTGCCTAACCAGGTAATCTATATACTCTGTGTATCTTTCGATAAGTTCTTTTGGATCCCCCGTTCTTTCGTGCTTTCTTCCCATAATTTTATCTTGTCTTGGAATATTATTTTCCCATTGATAGTCTCTATATAGTTTTGCAGAAACTATGGAAGGCAGAACGTCTCTAACTGGAATAATGTATATAGACTCTTTGTCTCTTTCTTCAAGAGCAGATACAAGGTGATATTTTTCAGCAACTGCATCAGACTCAGTAGTTAGGCCTATGGCAAATGCAAGGAATGTGTTTCCTGATCTTTCTAGCCCATCTATATGTATTGTCATTTAAAATACAAATATCGTGGGTTATTCTTCGTCTGAAGTTGGTAGTGGAGGAACTGAACTGTGACTGTTGGTGCACGTACAGGTGTCGCAGCACAATTTCAACTTTATAGTCTCTTCTGTCATGGATCCATTATAGCACAATTCTGAATATTTTTATAAAACCCAGTACCCCCAAAATCTGAATATTTTGTCCAGATGTATGATACATAAATAAACAAAAAATGATCAAAAAAAATAGTGCGCCCATAACTGGACACACTTTTAGATTTTGTATTTATTGCCTATTGTGGCTCTGTGCAACCACAAGGCTCTACTGCGTAGTCTTCGTTATCTCCATAAAAGATGACTCCTACGCCATTGCAATCAGAACAATCTATAACCTGTACCGAGTTTATCATTTACTTGACCTCCATACTTAGAACATCATAGCCATGAGCAACAAGGCTATCCATGAGGTCATTTATTTGACGCTCATTTATCATGAGTTTATTTATTTCGGAAAGTTCAATTCCGTTTTTTTCTATTGTGTAATTTAGTGTTAGCATTTGTGCTACCTAACCTTTCTTAGTAATCTAATCTTATCTTATTCCGCCGACATTTTGGGGAGGCGTATCGGCGTGTCGCCTGTGAGGTGTATCACTTGTGGATACATTCACTCTCAATCTCGTGACCAAACTCCTCAACGAGTTCCTCATAGATTTCGTCCATATAATCTAAATAGTCTGACATATTTTGTCCTTTCTAACTAACTAATACTATCCTAACATAGACCACTGACATTTTTAGGTGTTTTTCGGGTGTGTCGCAAAACTATTTTTGTGATGTCTATCACATGTCCGAAATGTCCGAATTTATACAGCACGGGCGGTTTTCCACAGGCTGTGGATAACTAATGTGATAAGAATCACACTCAAAATGTCCGATTTGTACGCATTTTGGATTTGCTTTTTTGGGCTAGGTGTGTTAGACTTACAGAGTAAGAAAATAAAAGAAAGGGGCTAAAATGCTCACTGAAAAAACACTAAATAAAATCGTCTATGAATACCAACATGGCGGTGTTCAAAATTATCACCCTGAAATCTCACTATCTGAGAGGAAGTTACTGCTAAAGTATCTTTTTAGCCTACCCTCTAAGTGTGCTCCAGAGTGTGAGGCAACTCACACAAACTGATCGGCGTGTCGCCTTGACTTTTACAACTAAATATGAAATAATACTACTATAACAAAATGAAAGAAGGTAGCAAAATGTCTGCTAATCTATACAATGTCGAAAGCCTGCTAATCGGTAAGGCTTACCGCTCTCGCTCTGTTGAGGGCATTATCCAAGATGCTGAGAAATCAGATGTCTTCTATGATAACGCTGAGGCGTATCGTGTGCGTATCCGCCCTACTTATGGGGTTCGTGATACCTATCGCATAGTGGCGGTGAGTGTGGCGTAAGTCACATTCCCAATACCCCCAAAATCCCCCAATTTGTCAGACCCCCCTGCTAGACTTACTACATAACAAAAAACGAAAGGAAGTCAAAATGACTTACACTATGACACTAGAAACCTTCAATGGTTCAACTAAAAAAATTAGCCTGCCTTCTAAAGGTGCGGTTGCTCAATTCATCACTACTTACCCAAGCCAACTACCTGTGGGCGTAGCGGTAAAAGTATCCTGCGACACTCTCGCAATTCGTGGCACAATTCGTGGCACACTTATCCCAACAAACTCAAACTAAGAATAGGAAAATAATAAATGACTAACACACAGTTCAAAAACTACCCCTTCAATTTCAAGGGCATAAACTTTATTTCTAAAGTAGATACCACTCACCCTATCTACAACGCAATTAGTAAACTAACTGAACAAGAATTCGTGAATATAAATTCAATGGCCCTTTCAGAATATCTTTCAGATGTAGAAATTTCACTTGATAATCTTCAACAGATTCAAGATGAACTAAACAAACTAAACGACGGCGGAAGTTATGCGTTTATTGCGTTAGGAGAAAATAAGTAATGATGACTAGAAAAGACTATATCAAAACTTCAAACATTCTAAAAGGATTTGCTGATGAAATTCATCCGCAAGTTTTTGAAGATTTGGTTGAAGAATTCGCACAATACTTTCAAGCAGATAACGAAAGATTTGATAAAGCAAAATTCGAAAAGGCTTGCGGTATTGATGAGTTAGGACTAATTCCAGTATGAGCAGATTTCTAACAACACTAGTTCAAGTTTCGTTGTGGCTTTCAATTTATTTCATAATTCGAAATGCCCAAAAAGAAATTTGAATTCAAAAAGTGTGAGGTCTGCGGTAGAATTTTTATCGCAGATCTAAAATGCTTTTTGTGCGCTGCTAAACAATAGTTGAAATTTCAACAAAAAGCCCCCGTGGGGTTTTCCACAGGTTTATCCACAGGGCAATTTTGTGATGTTTCTCACTTTACGCAGCGATGTGATTTTTCCCACAAAAATATTTTTCAAAATGTCCGATTTGTTATGATTTTCGATTTGAAAATGTCAGACCAAAATGATAGGCTGGAAGCCTAGAAAGTAAGAAAGGAGTTTTCAATGAGAAGTTATTCAATTGAAGATTTATTAGTAGGACAATTTTACAGACCTACTTCGTTGGCTCGCCGTTATCAAGGTGGAGAAATAAACTACGCTACTAAGCGTGATGATATTTGGGTAGGAGAGAATTTTCAAGCCTACGCTATTCGCTTCAATGGTCATAAATGGGCGACTATTGCGGTCAGGGTGTCCGACTAAATGTCAGACCCCAATGCTAGGATTAGAAAAGAAAGAAAGGATAACTAAATGAAAACTAATATGTCGCTTAGAGAAATTGAAGATTTAGGTTTCTCACTTCAGGATAATATCTGCGTGTTTTGTTCAGCAACAATGAATAAGGAAATGCGAATTTGCTTCGGTTGCGGAGAATATAAAGGTGTAATAAATATTGTTGAGGCAGTAGGATACTATGGAAAGGAAGTTCTACCACTATGAAAAAAAATGTTCTAATTAGTTTTGTTACTGAGGCTGATACCGATTTACAGGCGGTATTCAACCTAAATAAAATTTTGTTCCAATTGTCTGATAGCGATTTGGTAAAATTTGATGTTTTTGATGTTGTTGAGTGTGACGGAGTAGGAGTAAAGTAAATGGGACTAGATATGTATCTCCACGCTAAAAAGTATGTGGAAAAAATCGACTGGACTAAGTTAGATCGAGATAATGGTCTAACTATGGATAGTCCAGAAGTGGTAAATCCACTTTGGAATAAAATTGTCGATACCGCTGGAATGTCAGATGTCGCTACCGATATCTATGGCGTTCATATTGAAGTAACTTGTGCCTATTGGCGTAAGTCTAATCAAATTCATAAATGGTTTGTTGATAATGTTCAAGGCGGTAACGATAACTGCGGTGAATACTATGTTTCTAATGAGAAACTAAATCAACTTAGAGAAACTTGTCGTCAAGCCTTATTCGCTAAAGACCCTTCATTATTGCCACCACAGGCAGGATTTTTCTTTGGCTCATATGATATCGATGAATGGTATTGGCAGGATATCAAGGACACTATCAAGAAAATCGACAGAGTTTTGGCTCTGCCCGATATGTCCAAATTGTCCTTTTACTACACTTCATCGTGGTAAAGGCTTCGGGGGATTTGATTTTGTCAGTCCCCTATGATAGGCTCAGGGTATTGAAAGAAAGGAAATGAAAAATGGATAAATTGGAATACGCACTAAGGACTATCGCTAACTGCGACCTATGCTACGGCAAGGGTTATCAAGGTTGGGCTAATGGCGAGGACTTTGATATTGAGGACTGCGAGTGTAATATTTATGGAATTATTTTAGATGAAGATGGCTCAGTAATCTATGATAATGGTTTGCTAAGTGAGCCAGAATTATTTTTGACTAGAGAGGCTAACTAATGAAAATAAAAGTTTTTATTAGTAGAGAGTTTGATACTGATGAGTGGAAAGATGAAGACTCTTTCTACCCTTCAGATTTAGACGAGGATTTAGAAATACAATACGCCATAAATATGTTCGCAGAGGATATTGACTATTTAGTAAAATATAACGAGGTTGCTGAAGCAGCGAGAGTAGAGGTAATAAAATAATGGGAAGTAATTTTGCTAACGAAATGGCTAGTGGAGTGTTAGATGATTTAGGTATTCACTTAGATTTGGAAACACAGATAGGAATTCACTTATCGTCTAATCACTATCCCCCAGTCCCTAAATTTATGGTTCCAGTTTGTATTGAAGCGATAGATGCCGTCAATGATGCGGGACTTTGGGACTTGGAAATTCCTATGCCTGAAGGCGTAACCTATAAGGGTTTGACTACTGCCCCTGCTTGGGCTATTATTGAACAACACCACTTACAGGCTTGGCTAATTGAAAGAGAGGAAGTCTAATGAAATTTGATGAAATGTTGGGAAAGGTGCTTGAAATATTCCCTGAAGCACTATTCCACGATGATGAAACAGGTGAGGTAGTAATCTCAACAGGTTTCAGACTTGTAAATGATGAATTAGTAGCAATGGAGGAAATCTAAAATGGAATACACTTATTCACTTACCACCTCCTATGACGGAGAATTGGTAAATACCCTGCGAGTATCAGATATGATGACTGCGGTTGATGCTTGGACTAAATGCGTAGACTGCGGAGATGCTAAAGAATACGCAACTTATAATCTTTCAGACCCAACAGGTAAAATGTATACTAAAACTTTTTATCGTAATGGAGAGGTAGTGGTGCGCTAAATGTCTGATACAATAAACAGTATGAAGTTAGTTCCAGCGGATCTACTAAAGCCAGACCAACTAATGGAAGGCGACCTAATAAAAATCGGTGAAGATATTGTAGAAGTAATTGGAATATCTAGTGATGGTGCTGCCGATAATTGGTTTGTTGAAACTAAAGATGAGTTTGGCGAAAAAGAAACTTTTACTTTTCACTATACTGAATCTATTCCACTTTATGCGTTTATTGAAACAATGGAATAAATAAAAATATTTTGTGTGCTTCCCCGCACAAAATGCCCCCGTGCTGTCCGATTTGTACCAATTGCTCCCATGTGTTTAAGATCACATTAAAAAGCCCCCCGAAATCTCTCCCTGGATTGAAATTGTCAGTCGCTTCTGATAAGATTATTATCTAAACGAAAGGCAAGAAATGTTATCAACCGCATTAGCAATACAAACAGCAACACAAGACGCAGTTATGGACGAAGTAATTATGTCTATGGCTGCCGTTATGTATCAAAACAAAGACAGTATGGACTCAGATGAATTCGCAAAAGCACTCTTTCATTATTCTGCTAGTCTTTCAGCACTTACCGCAACACTCGTTACAACTGCCTGCTTGACAGAAAGCCAGTTAGATGAGATGATGAATATTATAAAGGAATTTGACTCACTAGGAAAGGACATAACAAATGGAAACGAATAACGAAATCGTAGTTCCTGCTCACTACAACCCCAACCAGTTAGTTACTTACAAAGTAATTGACTTGGACGCAACAGACCAAACAATTTCATATCCAACCGTAAAGGTAACAGAAATTGAATGGGATTTAGAACAAGCCCGCAAAAAGTCTAAAAGACTATCTGAGTATTCTGATAAGGTAGGACAGTTAGAAAACCGTCTTGCTGATTATCTTGATATGGATTCAGAAGATATTGTTTCAGATATTTGTAGTATCTTTGGATTCAATCCAACTAAAGAAATTGAGTTTGAAGCAACCGCAACAATTACTGGAACAGTAAATGTTTCACTATCAGAACTAAAAGATTTTGATATTGATTCACTTGATTTGTTTGTTAGTGTTGATTCTTATTCATATGAGATAAACGCTGACGCAGAGGTTGATAACATAACCACGCTATAAAAAAAGACCTGAGCAAGTCTATAAACTGCTCCTGCCCACGTGCGGTGTGATCTTTATCACATTTTAGATTTTGACATTTTTTTGTGTTTATGATAAGATTATTTTATGAAGAAAACACCAGAGGAATTACGCAGGCTTATGGAATTACGCCGTAGCAATGCTGCCTCTGCTGTACCCTCAAAAAAGAAATACAATAGAAAGAAAAGTCAGTCCTCGCTGATACAATTGAGGAAAGAAAGGGCCCCCCATGACTAAACTAAAACGCTCTAATGATAGGAAAGTGGCTAATGCTGTATCAAAAAACGGAAAGACCCCAACAATTGCCAACACTTTTGGATTGCCTAGTGGTAAGGCTTACTCATGTCCTGGTGAAACCTCTGTATGCAGCAAAGTATGCTACGCAGGAAAACTCGAAAAGATCTACAAAGGTGTAAGAGATAATCTATTACACAATTGGAATTTACTAAAAGACGCTAACTATGAAGAGATGTATGACTTACTTTCTGCAATGATAAAAGAATTTATCGTAGATTGTGAAAAGAAAGACGCTCCTAAACTATTCCGCATTCATTGGGATGGTGACTTTTTCAATGACGAATACGCAAGGGCCTGGAAGCATGTCATCCTAAATAATCCTGATGTTCAATTCTGGGTATACACTAGAGTGAAATCTGCTGCCCTAATTCTCAAGGGTATGGATAATTTGTCTCTATACTATTCTGCAGATAGCGAGAATGTCAAAACCGCTGTAGACCTAAAACTAAATCATGGTGTACGCATGGCATACCTTGCACAAAACTTTGCAACTGGTAAAGCAGATGTAAAAGAAATGATTGGAAGACCTGCTGCTAAGTGTCCTGAAAATGCAAAACAAATTCCACTAATCTCAACTAAGGGCTCGGCTTGCGTTTCGTGCTCACTTTGTGTATACTCTAAGAGCGACATAATTTTCTCTGCGAGTAAGAAATGAGATAAATGGATACCAAACAAATTGTATTGCTAATGTTCTTTTTATTTATTTTCTTTTTATATCAATGAAGGGCGGCACGTGGGCAAAATCTTTGATTTGTCAAGTCATTATAATGTGATTATAAACACTTTATAAAACCCCCTGCAGATCCCCGCTGAATTGTATTTTTGACATTTTTCTGCTAGACTTATACTATAAGCAATAACCCCACAACGAAAGGAAACACAATGACCCTCGGAGGATACACTTATCAGATTGGTGACCTATTCACCACAAGCAAGACAGGCGTTACAGGTCGTATCGCAAGTTTCGCACCAATGTCTAACAGTGTTACTAGAGTTAGTCTTGTCTTGGCAAATGGCTCACGCCGTCTTGCTATGGTAAAGACCAGCAAATAATCTCAAAATGTGAGAAATGTCAGGTTTAGACTTGACATTTTTCTCCAATAATGTCATACTTAGATAGTAAATAACCCCTAACAGAAAGGCAACACAATGTCAGTAGCAACCGCAACTTACAAGGTAGGCGACACCTACACCACACAGAAGTCAAAGGTCACAGGAGTAATCACAGAGATTACACCACAAGCCAATGGTAATGTTCGTGTGAAACTTGATGTCAATGGTAAGTCACGCTATACCACTTGGACAGCAAAGTAATCTTAGCAATAACGCTAACCTCTCCTGAGTATGAGAAGGATAAACTGCTCAACTTGATTTTCTAGCATAGAAATGCTAGACTAGATACACCCCACTAATGAAAGGACAGACCCAATGTCAAGAGGCAAAGCCATAAATGTCAAGATTGCCACCACTAAGGTAATCAAGGCACTTGAAACAAAACTAGCCCAACTCCAAAAGGATAAGGCTAACCAAAAAGTCAATGAGGAGAAGTTCTCAAAGGCACAAGAAAAATACAACAAGGAAATTGCTAAGTTAGCACTTGACAAGATTGCTAAAGCAACAGACTTGTCTTCTCATAAGAGATACAACGGAGAAATCTCAGTATCTTTCACTCTACCTGCTGGAAGTATTGAACTACCACAAGAACCTGAAAAGGATTTTGATACTTACCACGATTGGCAGTATAAGGAAATGGTAGAGGAAATTGAGAACGCAATTCGTATTCTCAAGATGACAGATGAGGAAGTAGTTTCTACTTCTACTTACAACGCTATCGCTAGATACTTGTAATAAAACTTTCCTGAGCAAGAAATAAAACTGCTCACCAATAAAACTAAATAGAATTGGGTGGAAGCCTGCGTTCAAGGCAACCTGCGATGCAAAGCCCGAGATTGCATTGATCTTGTTGCGAAAGTCCCCTGGCACTCCCTAACACCTGAGTATGGAGGAAATCCTTTAGTGTCTAAACTGCTCCACCTCAACCCCCCGTGCCGTTATCCACAGGGTTATCCACAGGTGTGAATTTGCTCACATTTACGAGATGTCCGATTTATCCCTTATCTAATTATCCAGATTTGCATTTGTCAGACTAGACTGCTATACTTGAAATATCAACAAACAAAAAGGAGAAAACTGTGGCTCACGATTTAGAATCACAAAATGGCAAAGTTTCTTTTGCGTCATTCAGAGAACCTGCTTGGCACAATTTAGGAACTGTATTTACAGAAGAAAAAACAACTGCAGAAATGTTAGAGGCTGCAAATCTAAATAACTGGAATGTTCGTTTAGAAGATTTGGAAACCCCATCACATCTTACAAGCGATAAATCTTATCAATATGTTATTCGTACCAATCCTACCGATAACTCACAAACCGATATTCTCGGTATTGTTGGCGAACGCTATCACCCATTACAGAATGAAGACCTATTTTCATTCGGTGATAATATTCTTGATGGCGGAGGTCGTTGGGAAACTGCTGGCTCAATCAAGGGTGGTCGTGTTGTATTCGGCTCACTTGCACTAGAGCGTGAAACTGTTCTAGACCCTAGCGGTGTTGCAGATAAGGTAAAAACTTATTTGCTTATCAACACATCACACGATGGCTCAATCGCTATTCAAGCAAGCATAACACCTGTTCGTGTTGTATGCGCTAACACTCTCAATCTTGCACTAGGTGGTCGCAAGAAAAAGAATGGTATCAAGCAATCTTTCAAGATTCGTCATACACAAACTGCCAATGGTAAAGTGCAGATTGCTCGTGAAACTCTTGGTCTTGCTAATGCTTATATGGACGAATTTGATTTGATGGCTAAGGCTATGATTGAGAAAGAAGTCAATGCCAAATCTTTCAATGATATTATTCTCGCTGCTTACCCTAAGCCTGAAAAAGATTCTAAGGGTGCTTTCAAGAAGTGGGAAAACAAGGTTGATGTTATCAATGACATCTATACTGGCGAATTCAATGGTATGATTGCTGGTAATGCTTGGGGTGCTTTCAATGCGCTTACTGAACGCCTTGATTGGTATCGCTCCGCAAGAGGTGGTTCTAACGAATCTATCTTTGCAGCAGCAAGCGGATTTGACCCTGCTATCAATGCAGAAAAAAATCGTTTGCTAAAAGTTGTGCAAAATGTAATGCAGATTGCATAAATAAAAAATTCCTGAGCAAGAATAAAAACTGCTCACCAATTGGTTCCGTAGATTAGTCTGGTTTAAATCGCTACACTGTCACTGTAGAGATCGTGGGTTCAAATCCCATCGGAATCGCAAAGAAAATCGGGACGTGGGGATTCGGACATTTCGGACATAAAAATATCAATCTTAAATTAAATTACGAAGAACGAAATAGATCCCCAAAAATATCAAAACCAAAAACAATTACGATAGAGTTGACATTTCCCTGATTGTCTGCCATAATTAATACATGACCCAAACATACAAACCATACACCATAAACGAACTCGTAATGGCTATTTATGAGGACAACCTATCACACTTTGAATTTGAGGAAAACATGGGTGGAGAGCCCTGTGACTGCTATCTACACAACACTATGAATACTATCATGAAATACTGGGGGGAATAATGGAATCAGAATATATCAATAGAACTAATCATATAAAAGAATATATAAAGATACATATCATCAGTCTAGAGCAGGACTTAGAACAAATCTCTACTGAAATGGAAGCACTTGACCCTGCCTCTAAGGATTTTAATGAGTTGGACTTTGAGTATAATCATATGAGTGGACAACTTCTTTCTGCCCGCCATATTTTGTCAGTGGTAGAGGATATACTGGGATAATGAATACAACACAACTAGAACCAAGACTGCAGAAACTAATCGACCTAGGGGAATCAGGCACTGACATCCTGCATGGTGAACTGAAGAACCTTATGTATGAGGCTGAACAGGAACTGATTGAGGCCCAACGCATTGAAGAAGAGAATGACTATAGCGACGCCATGGAATCTATGGAGCGCAAGTACTGGGAGGGACAGTGTGACGCCCTGTCTCATGTATATGGTTTAACATATGCCCTGGCCTTTGCAATCTCTGACCGAAGAAGCAAACAGCCATAGGCCTAGATCTAAAAGTGTGACCGAAATCACATTAAGAAGGTTTGATTTATTTTCCCGATTCTGCTAGAATTGGATTACGACCACTAGAAAGGACCCCACATGCCAAACTGGGTATATAACTCGTTAGCAATAGAAGCAGTAGAGACTGACCCTAGTCAGATTACTAAACTAGTTTCTCAAGTCAATCAACCATTTCAACGACAGCATGACCAATGGAACTCTGATACACAGCAAATGGAATTGTTAGATGTTGAGTATTCCAATCCTGTCTTTGCATTCTGGAACATTGTCAAACCTACAGACCTAGAAACCTATGCTTTACAGAAAGACCCTAACCATGATGATTCTATTATAGATTTTCAAGGTAACAACTGGTATGACTGGAATGTTCGTAACTGGGGAACCAAATGGGATGTTGCTGTTCATGATAAAGAGCAGTATCCTGAAACTACTATGGAGCAGGGTAATAAGTCAGTTATTTATGGTTTCAATACTGCTTGGTCCCCTCCGATTCCTGCGGTGCTTGCCCTATCAGAGCAGTATCCTGATTTAGTCTTTCATCTGTTCTACCAAGAAGAAACAGGGTGGGGTGGGGATATGCAGATTATGGGTGGTGCCACAATCAGAGAACAACACTATGAGTCACAGTGTAGAGATTGTGATGCAACTGACTGCATGGAGTATTGCGATAACGACTGTGGTGAGATTTGTAATGAGTGTAACTATCTAGGTGAGGCTGACCTTGATGCAGTATCAGAATGTGAGATTCACAAGGCATACCTAGATGAGGAACATGTGCCTGAATACCGCAGACTTGACAAAGCCAACGCATAATGAGATAATTGAACAAACGACCCAAGGAGATAATATGGCAAAAATAGATATGGATAAACTAGAACTAATCGGCAGTTTCGGTGTCGACAGCGGACAAGCAATGGTAGGTGACCCCTGCTATCTTGATGAGTGGAAAACTAATCGTGATGAGGAGTGGGACTTGGCAGGCAAGATAGGCCAATACTCCTATCAAGGTGCTAGTGCCACCACTATCGATAGTTCTGCTGGAGTATTAGGCAACGGTAGGTCAGTAGTATTCAACACAGGCTATGGCGACGGCGTCTACCCTGTTTATGCTGAATTCAATGACGACGGCAGAGTTGCTCGTATTGTTATTGAGTTTGTTAGTGACGAGGAATAATTAATGGAAATCATTCTAGGAGTATTATTTGTAATCTGGTGCCTAGGTGCACTATCAGGTGGCTTAACTGGATACACAGGAGAGGTAAAGAAATAATGGGAGCCCGCTGTAACTTTGTTTTTAAACAATCAGAGGACCTGGCAGTTGCGTTGTACAGCCACTGGGATGAGGACAACATGTACACTGTCCTGGCCCATGCGCTGCAGCATGCTCGTCCTAGGCTGCAAATGGGAGATATCCCATATGCCACAAGAATGGCAATCAGTTACATCATCCAAGACTCAATCCTGGAAGAGACTGGCTACGGAATCTATGCAATGGACCCTAGCGACCAGGCCTTTCTGGACCACCCAATCACAATTGATTTAACTGACATGACAGTAGGCAGCGGTGAAGACTGGCACAATATTGAGGACTTCATTCACTACCACACAGGTTTAATTGCGAAGGTCTAGGTTGGGTCACCTGGATCTTGGGTGGAGGGGGCAGCGTGGGGTTGCCCTTTCCACCAACTTTTGGTACAATGATAATGGAGGAGGACTATGCGTATCAGACGAATACTAACAGCGGAGGAAAAAATTGCTAACAAACTTGGCAATGAGATTTCTGACCTCAGAGTAGATTTAGAACTAGTGGGACAATACTTAGCACAGTCACAGCCTTATGTAGTGTATAATCGTTTACAGGTAATAGCAGAAGCAGCCAAGGAAACCAAGGAGGGCACCAACTATGCCAGAAACAACTTTTGAGAACAAGGCCCTTATATTGGGACAACTCTGGTTAAACTATAAAACAGATGATGAGTTATCAGATTTCTTTGAGTACAATGACTTGGGGCTGCCGCTTGCTTTTGCATTTGCCGAGGGGATAATTAATAGTACTCCTACACTAGAGCAGTATATCAACGAGTCCTGGTTCTTATTGCTAGAGGGACTAGGCATTGAGGATATAGGGTTTGAAGACATCACCGATCTTCTGGAGGAAGAGGCGTAAAACCGCCCGTGCCATACTTTTATCTGTTTGTCAAACCATCAAACCTTATTACGAAAAGACATTACGAACCCCTAAAACTTTCCCCCTGCTGAACATTACGATCCAAACCTTTATATCACCAAACCTTGTATCACAGATATCCAGGTTTGTCAAACAAGGTGTATAATTTATATATGCCAAGACACTTTGCAAACCTTTATAGCCAGAGATCTCATAGGCATGACTCTAAAAGAGATTACGATCAATTCACTGAAGACATGAATACTATAACAGGTATGTTGTATTCTATTGTTACTCTTAAGGGTTTCTTTCCTTTCTTTAGATCCCCCGCCAAAAACGCCGATCAAGCGGGCAGCCCCGCACCTTATCCGATCCCGCTCGAAAAAGCGGGGGATAAAGAGTAGCAATCCTACCCCCTATAGAATAACAAACCATTTCTCCTGGTTTCCTATATATTTTATAAAGTTTTGTTAAAAAACATTACGATTCTGGCAAATTTTCCCCTATTTTGGCTACATTTTTATGGGCAATTTCATGCATATAAGACACTTGACAAACCACTATTTTGCATGTATAATGCCCAAACCTTATATCTGGATATGATGGTTTGACAATATCGGGCATATGTGGTACAAAGGTTTGAAGGTTTTTGGATATGGAGGTTTTTCGATTTGACATTACGAACGCCTTGTGGTAAAGGGCTCCCTACTCCACTATCCTCCACAATCCTCCACTTTAACCCTATCTAATAATATCATCAGTAACATTTTTCTGTGGATAAACCTGTGGATAACTGCACTAATGGGATACTGTATCTATGCACTAATGGTATAGTAACCTGTGGATAACATACTTGACAAACCATCCAAACCAGATATAATTGATAGATGAACAAACCATTCAGTCCTAAACTATACGCCGATAACGATGATGCCAAGATACTTGTAATAGATTATCTAGAGGCTAATGGATTTTCGGCGGGGATCAATTCAGATGACTACGGGATAGACCTATTGGCCAAACATCTTCAAACCAACAAAGACTATGAACTTGAAGTTGAGGTTAAGCATAACTGGAAAGGCCCTATGTTCCAATATAAAACCTTACACTTTCCTGGCCGTAAACTTAAATTTGTCAAAGATTCCGACCAAACCGTATTCTTTATTCTAAACCATGAGAGAACTCATGCCTATTGGGTAAAAGGCAGTGTATTGGCCAAATGCCCTATAGTAATAAAGGACACCATCTATACCAGAAATGAAAGGTTTATAGAGGTGGCCATAGATAACTGCCATCTCCTAGACCTTAACAAACCCCTATCCCTGATATAGGCACTATAGACGATACTAACCGATAGTGCTCTTATAGAGCATATGAAGGTTTGTTATTCTATTTTCCGCCGAACTTTACATACCGCCGAAATTTAAACCTGTGGATAAACCTGTGGATAACTATGATACAATGGTTATATTATGATTAGAATACTATGCTACAAGTGCGGAGTCGTATTTGAAAAAGATTACGATACCAAGACTTTATGCCCGAACTGCGAAGACAAACTGTTCGAGCAACAGTCCTCTTTTGAAGAATAATACAGTGCTATAATATTTTTGTATATGGATCAAGAAATGCTAGACAGGATAGCCAAGATCATATCTCCCTATCTTAAGACCAAGCACAAAGAAAAAGAGTCACATATCTTGGCAAAACAAATACTTGAGGAGTTGAAAAAAGATTATGACAACACTAGAAATTTTCAATGAATCTCCGTACAAACTTGTAAAAAACTATTTTAAGATAAATACAGATTGGGAGACAGCACTTACTCTTTTGTATAAAAATTCTGACAAATCTCAGCATAGCCCTGGCGTTCTGTGGTTTAAGATTAAAAACCGTAAAATATTTAAAGAAATACCAGACCTCAAAACTTTTTGTGAAAATATAAATAAAGACTCCAACTCAGAGTTTTTTGAAAATTGTTCGTTTAACGACGATTGGTATTCAGGATTTTGTAACTGCTCTGGCTTATGGCATCTAGATGGTCCTGTTTTATCTTTAGATTATCAGGGCATGCAGGCTCACAAAGATGTATTCGATACTGCATATATTCAAATTTTAGGCAATTCTTTTTGGACACTTGGAGGAGAAATAGAAGTAACACTAAATCCAGGCGATCTTCTATATGTATCTAAAAAAATAACTCACGCAGTAAAAGGTGAAGGACCAAGATTTGGTGCTTTAATTGTTGCTCCCAGATACAAGGGCAGTACAAGCCTCAAAAACTCCATGTGATACAAAATGACCGCAAGGGCATGGCTCTGTTTTGCATGTGCAATCTTCTGGCCTAGGCAAATACTGCTTGTCGTTAGCAGTCTCAATAACATTACAAGGCTTATTTGATTGATGTGCAACATATTTACCACATGGACAAAATCCTATTTTACCCCATTGTCCTGTGTGCCCACCACCACCAACCTGAACTACCTGACCATCATCACCAACATTAGCACTTCCAGAACATGTTCTAACATCTTTGCTATATTGCTGGTTGGGGTGTTTATTTCGTTTCATAATCATAGTCTACCATACAGACCAAATGATGGTATAATTAAATCAACATGGAAAATTTCAACAAAGTCTACCTAGAAGAAAATATCTTTTACATAGAAAATTTTATATCAGATCCTGACATAGAAGAGGTTCTTGCTAATGTCGGATCTTGGACTCTCAGAAGACAAGATCATCATGAAAAGATATCATTTTCTATATTTGAGTCAGAAGAGGCGATCAATAAATTTAAAAAACTCGTTGAGGACAAGGTTTCTATTGTAACCAACAATAAAGATCAAAAACTAAGAAAGATATCTATGTTGCAAAAGTATAGCCCTACGGATTCATCTCCATTGGCTTTGGGGTATCACTACGAAAACCACCCAGAATGTGATTACGAATCTAGATGGATTACCCTTGGTGTTGTGCTATATTTAAATGATGGATACACAGGTGGAGAGTTAATATTTGAACACAAACCTATTGAGTTTGCACCTAAAAAGGGAACATTAATAGTGTTTCCAGCAAGTGAAGAATATAGTCATGCTGTAAAACAGGTCACAGGTAAGGATCGTATTGTATATTCTGCATTCGTGTATGCTAAACAATATTGGGACATATTAAATAGAGCAGGGTTTACTGACTTTTAATAGCATTGTTGACTATCCTTATCAAACCTCGTCTAGTTATCTTACTAGCATCAAATGTTTCTGTATAACCACCTTGTGGCATATCGTCTTTATCCAAGAAATGTCCATACCTATCTCTTAGTGTGTTTAGTACTAAGGTTTCTACGGCTCTTGCTTGATCCCGCCGAGAAAAGGCCCAATACTTAATTAATATCCAGCCCTTGGTCCTATGGCTTGCAAACCTTCTACCTGAAACATCTGATATACCCACCTTAACGGCCTTATGTATGGGACTATAGAGTATGTAGAGTAGGGTCATGTCTTTATTATACCCCGCCAAAATCTTCTATTTAAAAAAAACTTCTCTTGTTGAGTCTTTGGTAAACCACATAGGAATAGTATACCTTTCTTCCTGTGTAGCGTTTACTTGATGAACCATATCTACATTCTGCGATGGGAAAATAACTAAGTTGCCTACAATTGGTTTAACAGAAAAATTAAAAGTTGGAAAATATAAGTCTCCTCCATCAATTACTGTATTAAGATATAAAATACAACTATAAGCAAAATGCTGCTGATATCCACTGCCTACATCAGAATGAATGTTGATCCAATCACCTTTTAAATGCTTTGTAAGCCATAGTGATGTCAGGTATTGTGTTTCTTCATTGTATAGTTCTTGTATTTTTAATTTTGCCTTTTCGACTATATCTTTAACCAAGTTCTCTATATCCTCAAGCCTTGTTATGGCTTTCTCTGGTTTATATGATCTCATTTCATCATCTTGTCCAAACCTTCTTTTATAAAATCTATTTTCAAGATAAACAAAGTTTGGACTTGATCCGTCGCTCATCCATGGTTCGGCATTGACAATATTACGATTCATATAATTAATTATTTTATTTGATTCTTCCGTGTTTATAAAATTTTCAATGATTTTTACTTTTTCTACTGGATCTTGAAATACTGTCATTTATCTATTGTATCATAGGGTATAATTAATATATGAATGAACAAAAAATAAAACAAAGCATAAGGGCTTTAACAGTCCTATTTGGAATATTTATTGCCGTAACTATAATTGCAGCCATATTTGCTTGACATATAGTCACAAACCTGTCATACTAGTAGTATGCAAACATTTCTACCATCTCAAGACTTTACCCAGTCTGCCCAAATACTAGACTCAAAGCGCCTTAACAAGCAAATCCTAGAGTGCTACCAGATTCTTAATGTCTTGTCTGGCAAATCACCCACAGGTGGATGGCGTAATCATCCAGCAGTATTGATGTGGCGTGGCTTTGAGCGTGGTCTATGGGCGTATGTCCAGGCTATGATTGTAGAAGCCAAGTCTCGTGGTATCAAGACAGAGAACAACGAGGCAAACCTTAACAGACTCAAAGACCAGTCTTGGGATGATTGGGGTAGCGATGCTCCAGCATTTTGGTTTGACGATGAGAAACTTTCTAGAGTTACTACTACGCACAGAGTTAGTTTGTTTAACAAAGATCCTCTCTATTATGCAAGGTTTCAGCCATATGTTAGTAGTTTTTTTAACTCCCCCTGCTGTCCTGAGCGTAAGTTGCCATGCAAATATTATTGGCCAACACATGAAAAAGTATTGGACAGTAATTTTGTAGTAAATAAATAATTTTTAAAACCTAAAGCATGATATAATCTAGATATGGAAAAATCAAAGTGCCATTTTTGCGATAAAGAAGCACAGTATTACGATGTTGTGCTAAAAAACGCCGAATACATTGTGGGCGATGTCTGCGCCGATCATCTTTCCGTAGAATTTGTATCCTAACAAAGGAAGAAAATGAATAAAAGAATACTGAAAGATGGATCGCAAGTTGATTCATACGATAAGCCTATTGATTTAATTATACACACCAAGGCTCCTGCTAAATGGAAACTAATAGACCTTGAAACAGGACAAGAATACCTTGGCTCTGAAATACCTCATGGCACATTTGCGGAAGTTTTAAGAAACAAAGTTTTAAATGGTACTATCGGCTCTTGGTTCAAAACCAAGGGTAGAGATGTTTGACAAACCAATCACAGTAAGGTATACTTGAAATATGGAGCAATGGGTCAATAACTACGCATCATGGGTGCTTGTTTTAAGTGGTGCTGCTGCCATGTTTGTAATTGGCAGAAAAAAAAGATTTGGTTGGCTTTGGTTCATATTTAATGAATTTATGTGGACTGCATATGCCCTAATTACAAAGCAATATGGGTTTATACTTGGTGCTATCCTGTATGGGGTAGTGGGAGTTAAGTCTTTTATTCATTGGAAAGAAAAAGATAAAACAGAAAGGTTAATGCATTAATTATGATTAGTTTATTTTTCTTAATTCCAGCATTTGTTGCTGGATACATAGTTTGTTACCTAGTTATGACTTGGGGAGTTGATCAAAACTAAGTTTTTATGAAAGACTATTTCTAAATTCACAAATATTTTTAAAAACTTCATCGTTTGGCCAGAATTTTTGTAAATCAGAATAGTCAGTAGGATTTTCTTTTTTTGCAAATCTAAAAAAAATCATTTTTACAAAATCTCCATCATTAAATATTTTGTTAGGTCGCCAGTGTGCAGTTTTATTTGGATTAAAAACTAAGGCAGAATTGTTTTTAATTTCATAAGTTTCAAAATTTACACCAAGATCCCATCTTGTGTTTGAGTCAAATTGATAGTTAATTATTAAGTCGTTATTGTCCCCATCATAATGCGGAGGCAGACTTGGTGTTCCATACCTAGAACTATATTCTACATATGTGATAGAAGAGAGCGTCAGATCAAGACCAGAGATAGAGTTTGCAAGTTTTGTCAATCTTATAGTCAGTAATTTGTCCGCAAGTTCTAAGTTTTTAACAGGAAATAAATCTCCAATATTATTGATATTAAATTGTATTCTTCCAAGATATTTTGAAACAGAAATATATGAATCTTGATCATCAAATATAAAATTTCCATATTCGTCTTTTGGTGCTTCAAGATCTTTTGTTATATTATTAAATATTGAAATTTCTTTTTCAGAAAGTAAATCATCAATAATTTCTGCATCCATCCTGTAATTATATCATGCAGAATTTGACAAAACTACTATTTTGCGATAAAATTGTATTATGAGTAGACACATAACATGCCCAATTTGCAAAAAAGAGTGGGAACTGAGATGGGGAATTATGGCAAATGAGTCTTTATCTAGACATATGAAAGAACATAAGTGAAACCACTAGCACACATATACGATGTTGATGGAACTCTTGCGAATGTAGATCCATTTTTACACCATGTTCGTGGTGGCAATAAAGATTACGATGCTTTTCACTATTCTTCCATTGATGCCCTGCCAAATTTTGATGTAATTGAAATGTTAAACAATTCTTATAATGATAAATATTCAGTCATCATTGTTACATCAAGAAAAGAAAAGTATCGTGGAATCACATCTCTATGGTTGCAAAAAAACAATGTAAGAAGCCATGCCCTGTTTATGAGAGCAAACAATGACAACAGACCAGACTATGAAGTTAAAAAAGACATACTAGATAAAATAAATGAACTATGGAACGTAACACATGCAGTTGATGACAACCCACATGTAATAAAACTATGGGAAGAAAATAATATCCCTACCACAAAAATAGGCACATGGGACGGAGATCGTAGTTGACCTTATTGGTTGGCTATGGTATGATTAGTATATGAAAAAAACTAACAACAAAGTATCACAACATAAGGCAAAGCGTTACGCTAAAAATAAAAAGAGGCTTAAAGATAAACCACATCTTTCTAAGTTTGAGCGCCAACAAATTGCAAAAAGAGCAGAAATTTTAAGCGCATCGTTGCAAAGCATGACCAGCCATGCTAGATAACATAATTAAATTTATATTTTCTTGGGAAAAACTTAGGCTTGCAGTTTTTGCTGAAGTAGATTGGCATAATTCAATTACTAGAACACTAAATGATCCAGAATCTATGAAAACTGCTTCTGCTTTTTGGTGTGAAGAAGATGGTTGGCGTGGCTGGAGCATTAAAGAAGATGGGTCATACTATTTTCATGATGTGCCAGAAAAACACCTTAGTGATATATTTGATATAATAATAGATCAAGAAATAGTATACTAAAGGAGATGCATTATGGCATGTGGATGTGGATTTTCAACTGAGTACCCAGTCTGTAACGGAACTCATAAAGTTGTAAAGGCTGTAAAAGATAAAATTATTGCTGACATTGAGGCAATCGATATATCTGATGGAAAGTTAAATGGCTTGGGCATGAAAATGCTTGTGATTGAAGCAATTAAAAAGGCAAAGGGTGTATGACTTGACTATTTTTTACAACGAATGCGTAAAAAATAAAAATGTTTGGAAAATAGAAAATGTTTTTTCAGATACAGAATTAAAAAACATTTATGAAAAAGTTAATCAAAAAAGAAACGAATTTGATGAAAATTTTGTTTTTCATGGAGACTCCAGCCTAGAAGATGTAAGCGGAATAGGCCCAGATCCAGATCTTGGCAGGTTTAGAATTGGAAGAATAGAAATAACAGAAGAAGTTTTAAAAAAACTCAACGACTTATTAAAAGATAAAACAAATAAAAATTTAAAACTAAGTGGTATAAGTTGTGTTGAATATAGTAATAAACATGGCGAACCAAATTTACCACCGCATTTTGATTCTTGCGAAACAGATTTAATTATAAACTTTCAGTTGCAATCTAATACTGAATGGGAGTTGGGATTAAATTTAGAAGTTTACAAACTTGAAGACAACTCAGCATTAATTTTTAATCCTAATGAAATAATTCATTGGAGGCCTTTTAAAAAATTTAAAGATCAAGAGTTTGTCAAGATGATTTTTTTTAGATTTACAGATTATAAAACAGACAATAGTCACCTAATGTTAAGTCAGGACGACGAAATTTTTAGCGAAGTTCTTAAATATAGAATGAGTTTGTGTCATAACCTAGAAGACTGTGACTGTTTTTGTGATGACTGTAAAAAAGCACAAAAAAATATTATAGATAAAATTATTGAAGAATATAAAACTTGTTTAAACATAGTTCAATCAGAAGATAGGCTATTTTGTTATACATGGTGGAGACATGACGATTGTGAAAGAATTAGAAAGTTGTTGTATAAGATTACTAAAAATCGTTTATATACCCTGCCAGAAACAAGACCATCAGTTAATGCTGCTATAGAAGAAATGATTAATGATCCAGATACCGCAGAAATATTACGAAGACTTGAAGACAACGGTATTTGACAAGCAGTACGATACAAACTATAATTAAATAATGGAGCAGTAGCCAAGTTGGTTAAGGCCCCGAACTCATAATTCGGCTATCGTAGGTTCAAGTCCTACCTGCTCTACCATGTCTCCATCGTCTAGTGGCCTAGGACTCTGCCCTTTCACGGCAGCAACACGGATTCGAATTCCGTTGGAGATACAATACCTCTGTAACTCAGCGGAAGAGTAGCGGACTTCTAATCCGTTTGTCGCAGGTTCGATTCCTGCCAGGGGTGCTATAATGGTTTTGGAGGAACAAAATGATCATACAAATTATAGGCTTGCCTGGATCTGGTAAGACTGCACTTGCAACGGCACTTAAAGAAAGAATTAATGCTATACATCTTAATGCTGATGAGGTAAGATCTACAGTTAATTCTGATCTTGGATTTACCGCCGAAGATAGGATTGAGCATGCTCGTCGCATGGGAGAGATGGCAAGGCTAATTGCAAATCAGGGCGTTGCTCCTGTCATTGTTGACTTTGTTTGTCCTACTAAAGAAACCAGAGAGGCATTTGGCCCAGCAGATGTTGTTGTTTGGGTAGACAGAATTAAGCAAGGTAGATTTGAAGATACAAATAAAATGTGGCAAGATCCAGAAAGATTTGATATCAGAATTCTAGACGGATACACATTAGAGCAGGAAGTAGACACTGTAATACAGGCGGGCGCCTTGTTTGATTGGTCTGCCCCAACAACTCTTCAGTTAGGAAGATATCAGCCTTGGCATGAAGGGCATCAGGCTCTCAAAGAAGAGGCTCACAAAAGAACT